ATGTTTTCATAATCTCTGATCTCCTTTGCTTATTTGCATGATTTATTGTAATTACATTATACAACTATAGTTGTAGTTTGTAAATTAGCAGAATAACCAAAGATTGAAGGTTGTTTTTGTGCAATATTACTTGTTACTTTGACTCATTCTTTCGCGTTTCTGGGCATCTTCATGTCAATTATGAATAAACTATCAAGCTAAAATAAAAATGCCCAGAAACGCGACGAGGCATTTCTGAGCATGTATTCTATACATTTATCTAGGTCTAGTAGTAAAAGCTTTCTCGACATCCCAACCCATCTTGTATATCCTTCCATATAATGTGTTCGGAGAAATTCCAAGCTCCTCTCCCCATTTACAGATGTTCTGAGATTTTCCATTCCATTCAATCAAAGCTCCACGTTTTGGACTAGGCTTATGACCTTCTTTCTTTTCCTTTGGTTCAACATCATGCTCTGCATCCCATTTCTTTGACCACTCGTCTATATGGTCATCAAACTCCAGAGCGTCACCTTTCATATACTCATTATAATATTCTGTAAATGCAGCTTTCTTTTCTTCTGACCACTTGGAGATCATTTTGCCGATGTCGTAGTCTTCCCATTCATTTCCTTCAGCATCTGTATAAACAAACGGTTCAACCTCTTCTTCAACAGGTTTATCTTTTTTCTGAGGTTTATCATTTACAACATTTGCAATAGGTTTTTCAGATGGTGCAGGTGTTTCTACCAGAGTATTGGCTGGTATTTCTTCTTGAGATTTTTCGCTTTCAAGAACGATTTTACCTGATCTCCAACCTTCAATGAACTCAAGCACGTTATAACGTTTGGTGTATTTTCCCCAGTTTTTAGTGTACTCAGCAATTGCAGCATCTTCTTTCGCTTTCTGATCAGCAATGGCTTGTTTTTCTTCTTCGGTCATATTCTGTACTTCTTTGATTTTTTCAATAAGAACTGATTTTTTAAGGTTCCACCAATTAGAAATCTTCATTTCTTTTGCCATTTCTTTAAGTTCTTTAACAGTCATTTCGTTTAAATTTTTCATTGTATTCTCTCCTTTATTTGGGTCTGTTGTTTTTTATTAACTATAGTAATTATACAACGAAAGTTGTAGATTGTACACCAAAAGTTGCATAAAAGAAAGAAGCTTAAACCTTCTGTCAATTCATCTTCAAAGGAATACGCCATTTTAAATTTCAAGATAATTTAAAATAATACGTCATTTCAAATTTCAAGAAGATTGAAGTTACTCAGAGTAAAGAAAAACCACCCTTTCGAGTGGTAATTTTTGTTATGCCATTGTTTTGCCTTGTTCAACGAATTTTCCCCATTCAATGAACAATTGATCTAAACCAAAATCTTGTTTGTTGCTGCGGAAAATATCATCTGCGAAACATTCAATCGCATCTTCGTAACCATTTCCATACATTTCATAAAGCATTTCAATAAATTTGTGTATCATTTTAATCTCTCCTTAGAAGTTTGTTATAAGCGATTAGCTTATATTCTTATTATATATCGCTGGCATCACAACGTACAACAAAAGTTGTATAAATATGAAAGCTTAATTGTTCTGACAATTCATAATAGTTAAGCTTACTTTAATATGCAACTTTCGTTGTACATCATACAACTATCGGTGTATAATAGAATTATAAGCTAATAACGCTTAATAACTTTTTAGGAGAGATAAAAATGAAAAATGACTACTTATTAGAAATGCTAGATGAATTGAATGATCTTGGTTTTGACTACACCATCAAAAATGGTTGGTTCGAAACAACTTTATCGAAAAATATGCATATTAACTTTCACATCAGTGATGAGAAAGAAACAATCGCAATGATGAATATTCTTTGGGAATGGTAAAAGGACTTCGGTCCTTTTTCTTTCGTATTCATTAATTGTCAGAAAATATAAGCTTTAATATCGATACAACTTTTAGTGTACATCATACAACCGACGTTGTATAATAAGTATATAAGCTAATAACGCTTAATCAAATTTCAAGGAGAGATTATATTGTATTACAATCCGCACTTCATCAAATTATTAGAGATTTTAGAGGAAAGGAATTGGCAATACGAAATTCAACAAGATATTTTTTACATCACACTAGGTAATATGGAATTTGAGTTTTCCAAGTTTGATAAATCCAAAACGTTGGAATTGATCTACATAACAAATGAGTGGTAAAAATGAGGGGCTACGGCCCCTTACCAAATAAATTACAACAAAGGGGAAATAAAAATGCCATTCGCAATTGGAACTTTAGTGATGACAAGAGGTATTGGAGCAAAAATGAATGAAAGTGCAGATTTTGCCAAATTTGTGGTTGATGCTTTCTATGACAAATATCGTCAAGGAGACTGGGGAGACATTTGTAAGGAAGATAAATTGTCAAATGATGTTGCTGTCAAAAATAATGACGATAAAATTTTTGCGAGATATAATAATCAACATGGAGATATTTATATCATTACAGAGTGAGATAGATCGTCGACTACAATTTTATTTATTGATGAGTATTAAGGAGGAATATATGAGTAAGTTAAAAACAAAAAGAATGGAAGCTAATCTCAGCCAATCTCAATTGGCTGAGAAAGCCAGCATGAATGTCAGAACATTACAGCATTATGAACAAGGAAGTAAAATTTTTGATAATGCTAGAATAGACACGATACTTCGTGTCTGTTTGGCATTGAATTGTAAAATCGAAGATGTTATTGAAAATCCAAAATACATTGAATTGCTTCGTAAATATGAAGGTTCTTGAAATTTGAATTATCTTGAAATTTGATTTGGCGTATTATGTGAAAATCCCCCTCATTTGGAGGGGGATTTTTATTCTAAGTTGTTTGCTGACCGATCTTAGATTTCAACACGCGAAATTCTACAGTATTATTTGCTTTAATGCTATTGGTGAGAACAATCTTTGCAGTAGAACCAGTACCAGATATTGTATAATCTTCGTTTTCCACGAACATGACTCCATTGATATTTGCGTACAGAATATCAGTTGTTGGATCATAATCACTAATGCCAATATTTATTTCAGTAACTTCCTCTGAAGTTGTTACAACATTCTTATATTCTTGGATATATGTATTCACTTGAAGCTGCTCAGTCAATGTAGAAAGCCATGACTCAAATGCTGCTTTCTGCTCTACTTTCCATGCTTCCATTTCTGCGAAATATTCTTCATAGGCTGTTTGCCATTGAAGAAATAATTCTGAAGTATCAACCTGCTTGATAATTCCAGTGACCCATGGACAAGATGAAGAACCTCTCATGTCAGTAATATTTGATTGACTGATGGAAATTACGCCGGCTCCAACATAAACGTATGCAAGGCATAATTCTTTTATCAAAGTGCTATTCTCAACAGCTGGTTTCGATGGATTGGTTGCATTTTCACCGTCTTTTGTTACAATTGTAAAAACCCTATTGGACAAATCCAATCTCAATATGATTGCTGTATACCTATTTAAAGTTACATGGGCGGAATTTATAGTTAAATTGTATACAGTATCATTTTTGATCCATCTACAATCAATTATTGCTCGCCCGCTTTGCACGCCGACCTCCATACCGGAGATGGCTTTTACTTGTAATCCATCGTCGACATTCTCATAAACGCCATTAGATATGAGGCCATCAAAATAATTGCTTATATCGTCGGCATTATATAATCTGTCGCCGTTCACACTGTTAAAAAATCCGCTTTTTATTGCCATATCACTGCACCTCCCATGCGCTGTAGTTTGGAATTATTGTCCTACCAGTATCATCTTCGCTGTCAATTATTTCTGTAATACGAGGGGTAGAAGTTATTCCATATTCATTGATCACTTCCACGATGTCGCCCAAAAAGTAATCTTTATTAAAAATATAGTTTGTAGACGGATCAACTTCACCTTCAAAATTTACTGTCGTCATATGTTCAGCAAGTGCCTCATTCCCTTTCTCGTTTAACATGTTGTTATACTCAGCATCATTTATTTCACCATTATTGGAAGAAATATCTCTAGCATCTACATATAACTCATATCTATCAAGCCCTGAATAATTCCCTATAGCGTAAGTTTTGCGGTCTAGTCCTTCACCTTCACCTGCAACCAGAGCTGTATTCCTGAACTCGCTCTTGTCCAAAGAAAAATCGCTGGTGAGAAGGTTGTCAAAATCTTTGCTGAATACAACGTAAGGCACTGAGTCTTGATTGTATGATCTGTCTGTTCCTTTCCACAAATGGAATACAAACTTTTTGTTATTTATATAAACGTCCCAGCCAATACCGTACGTCATGCATACTTCTTCAAGCCATTCCTCTATATTGTCACCTGTGACTTGGAGGTTCATCGTATCGTCGAAGCCTTGAATTTCTTCAAGTTCAAAATCAGCGATTTTCCTTGCTTCTATCGTCGGAGAAATTATATTTTCTGTCAAAACTTGCCTGATACCTAGCTCGACTGAACCATATAAATTTGTCTGCTGCCATATAATTCTACGGCCAACAATAGATTTCAAACTCTTGCCTGTGATTATCAGATAATTACCTGCCTCAACATCTGTTGTAATGTTGATATTTTCAATAATCATCACGTTGTTCCAGACGTCACCATCAATATCCTCTTCGCGGCACAGATAATATTTTTCTTTCAGAAGAGAAACATTTTGCTCATTTGCAGAAACATATAATTCGAAATCACCTGATTTGTAGTATCTTGTTGTCCAGATAATTGAAACATAATCATCTATTATTCCACATATATCAAGAGCGGGATTTATTACATATATATTCAAAACTACACCCCCTCAAATAATGTCGTCTGAATAAATGTACAGAAGAGATTTTCCACGTACTCATCTGCTTCATAAGTGAACACATTATCGCCAGGCTGTAGTTGCAGCCATTTTGATCCTGGAGCAAGTTTGTTTATGATGTTAGTCTCAACGCCATTATGCAACAGTGTTACATGTTTATCGCCTGTGACAGTGCTTATATTGATCTCATCGCCTTCAGCCATTTCAAAGTTCAAGATAAAATGTTCTTTGGTTTCAGTGTTATAGATTTTTGGATTTAGTACTAATCCTATTGCATACAATTTAATTTGCATGCCATTCACTACATCACCAGCGTTAACAATAGATTTTTCAGCGTGTAACTGCAAAGAAGAAAATTCTATCCCTTCTTCTACGATGCTGAAAGGAAATTCAAAAAGGCCATTTACAGATGAAAATTCTATGACGTTATCCCCTACAGTTCTAAAGAATGGAAATGCGCACAAAATACTAATCTGTACTTTTTGTTTTGTCGCAAAAATCTCTATCGGTATACTTTCAACATAACCATCGATATATACATTCCTAGTTTCATTGGAATAATACAATTTTATATATCGCTTCGATTTTATATACTTATAGAGATTTATGCGATTTTCTTCACATGGGTGCTCAATATACAATTCAATGACAATATTGCGTTCATTAACTCTACTGCTGTTAAACTTTGAGCCGTCTTGATTTGCCGTTGTAGCTAAATTAATTGCAGCAGAAGGTGGGTATAAACCATCTATATTTGTAATTGTATATGCAGCGTTATCGGTCAATTCAAGTTGCTCGCCTCTTTCATTTTCCACAATTAATCTATACATGCTATACCCCCTTTGCAAAACTTAATTGATTTCTCGTCTGCCGGTAAATCTCTAAGCGGCTCAAAGACTTTGGACTATTATTTGTCTGATAAAAATTTTGGTTATAAACATTCGTAACTTTACCGTTAGCAATAGAACCATTTTTGCCGAGTTGATTATTTCTAGTCATACTTCCTATGGAACTTTTTGCTGTAGAAAAAGCATCGCTATTAATGCCCAAATCGTCAAATAAAGTCGCTTGCTTCTGCCCTTCTGATAAAACTTTTTTACCCATGTCCTTTACGGCTGAAATAGCTGCTTTTGAGTTTTTTGTAATACCTTCAGCCATACCGGCCGGGAGCCATTTACCTACCTCATCCCGCATGAGTTTGGACGGGGAACCTATGCCAAATAAGTCTCTAAGAAACGACGTAACATTTCCAACCCATCCTGATATTTTATCCTTAATCCATTGGGTTCCGTTGCTAATACCATTCCAAATACCGCTAACAATATTACCTCCAATGTCGAGCATCTTTCCAGGCAATCCTGTTATTCCGTTTACCACAGCATTAAATAATTTTGTAGCAGCCGCTGCGCCCTTTGAAGCTAAAGAAGTACCCCACGTCACAACTTTTCCAGCAGCCTGGACCAACCACGTCCAAATTTTACCTGGCAATTGTTTGACATATTCGACAACCTTGTTGATAAAATTTGACCCAGCTGTTTTTGCTTTAGATACCATATTGGAACTCCATGTTCCAACCTTGGTCACTACGCTAACAAGCCATGTCCAAACTTTACTTGGCAGCTGCTTTATATAATCAACTACTTTGTTGATAAAATCTGATCCGGCAGTTTTTGCTTTGCTTAGCATATTGCTAGCCCATGTAGTAACTTTTGATACCACATTTACGAGCCATGTCCATACTTTACCAGGAAGTTGTTTCACATACTCAATTACTTTATTGATGAACTTGCTTCCAACGTCCTTCGCTTTGTTGACCATGTTGTTTGCCCACGTCACAACTTTCTTGTATGTGTTCACAAGCCATGACCAGACCTTGCCTGGAAGCTGCTTAATAAATTCAATGACTTTGTCAATGAACTTACTTCCTGCATCCTTTGCTTTCGACAGCATATTATCTGCCCATGTCACGACTTTGCTATATGCATTCGTAAGCCAAACCCAGATTTTAGCTGGCAATTGCTTAATAAATTCGACAACTTTCGAAATAAATTTTGATCCGACATCTTGGGCCTTTGTCCACATGTTAGAGCCCCACGTGGAAACTTTATCATAAGCATTTACAAGCCATGTCCATATCTTTCCTGGTAACTCGCTAAACCATGTGCCAATATTGCTAATTATTTGAGGTATTGTAGTAGCACAAAACGACTTAATGTTTTCCCAGACACTCGAAAAGAAACTACTTATATTGTCCCATAGGCCAATCCAAAAGTTACGGAAAGCTTCAGATTTTTTCCACAACACTACAAATGCAGCAACTAGGCCAACTATTGCAGCAACAAGTATTCCTATTGGATTAGCATTCATTGCGACATTTAACAACCATTGTGCGACTGTTGCGCCTTCCTGAGCTAGTTTAAATGCTTTGAATGCTTTGACTACGCCCATAATCATATTTGCAACATTCATCACAACAAACGCTGCGCCTATTCCGGCTATACCAGCGATCAATATATCTTTATTATCCATTATCCACTGAAATCCGCTTTGTACTGCCGGCAAGACTGTGTCTGACAAGTAAGAAAAACCATCTGCAATGGCATTGGTGAATACAGTTATGTCAACACCATCCACTAATGCAAGTATTTTTTCCAGTAATCCTGAAAAACCATTCTTCAATGCAGTCGTGATGGGCTCTACTTTTGCGCCCACTTTTGCCATTATGTCTTGGAACCTGGCATTCGCTTTGTTTGCAGCTATAATGTCCTTGTTATTTTGCTTGTATGTTTTGGAAATTTTTCCATATTTATCGTTCAGCGTGTCAATAATAAGCTGTTGACGTTCTTGTTCTGTACTACACGCCGCAAGCTTTTCATTGAAATCATCTTCATTGACTCCGGCCCAATTAAGTGCATCAGCTAAGTTTCCTGTTACCTTACCTACACGCTTAGTTTCATTTATACTTTCAGCAAGACCATCAAGCGGGATAGAGTCACCATATTTCGCCCATATTCCAGTAGAAATATCAACTAGGTCATTTAACTCCTCTTGGCTTGCACCCATTGCCATAAAGTTAGAAATGGTAGTTTGTGCTGCTGTCTCATCACCAAGTACTCCATATAGGTCTTGATATTTTTCTTTTGCGAACTCTGTTGCTATTCCGCTATCCCTTGCAGCAGCATCAAGCTTGTTCATAAGACCTCGATATTCACGCGTGCTTTCGCCGAGCCCTAATATCGATGATGCCAAGTTCTTTATTCCGTTTACTGCTCCAGTTAATAAATTTCCTGCAAATGTTGCAATAGCACCTTTAAGGACTGTAAAGCCGTCTTCAGCGCCCTTAGCACCATCTCCCATATTATCAAGTGAGTCTGTGAGACTGTCAGCTGCCTTTTCAGCACTTGCAGCTTTGCTTTTGTTTTCATTTAATTCGCTTGAAAGGCTCTGTATTTGTTTCGCCGTCTGTTTTGCTTCCTTAGAATTTTTTCCTTGTTCCAACACTAAGTTGGCATATTTTTTCTTTAAAGCTTCCAGCTCAGACTCTTGGTCTGAAATTTCATCAGACAGTTTGTCCATTGATGATTTAAAATCGTCTTGACTATTAGCAGCATCTTTTGAGTCATCTGCTACATCATCAAGCCTTGCAGAATATTTTTTTAGTTCTGCTTCGGTCTTACTTATTGCAGCCTTTTGATTATTAATTTTGATCAGAAGTTCCTGAGCGCCTTTAGAGTTTTCACCCTGTTCTTTAGAAACAAGTGCATACTGACCTTCCAAACTGGATAGCTGAGTTTTTTGTGCATCAAGTACTGATGTGAGTTGCTTCATTTTAGCACTTATACCATCAACAGATGTTCCCCAGTTATCCATGCCAGCTGTGGCAGCTTTAAATTCAGAATTAGCAATCCTGATCTGTCGTGAAGCATCTTGAAATTTAGATTTTAATTCTGATATATCGACTTTAAACTTTGTAGTCGTTTCGTTTGCCATAATATCACCACCTTTTAAAACCAGTTGTCACCAGCTGGACGGCGGATTTTTTCATTTCTACCAGCTGTCTTGTTGTGTTTGTTCTCTCTTATTTGCAACTTTCTTGTATTCTTATACAATCTCATCACATTGTAAAAAGTTTCCCGTTCAACTTCAAACGGTTGTAATGCGGGAAACTCTTTACATAGATTAAAATTTATTTGAAAAAACAGTTCATATAGGGGCGTATCGTTTACGCCCCCATCAAGTTTTTTGAGTCAACAGGAACATCCATGATCTCACTTACCACCGCTTTGAAAATTGTGATAAGCAATGGGAGTAATTCTTTCACTTTCACGCGTTTCCACTCATCTTCTGTTACATCGGTGAAAATCGCGCTTAAGATGAAAGTTATCTCATTGTAGGCACCTGCCACCTTTTTCAAAAGAGCGAATTTATCAGTGTCTTCAGTGATCTCACACAACTCCATAAGGCTCTGAATTGTTCCAAACATAATATCGCAGGTTTCGCCTTTCGCTTCTCTCTCCACAGTTTTTCCTGTTTTATCATAAATCTTTAAAACCAGTTCCATCGTTTATTCCCTCCCAAATTAAGTAGTTTTTGCCTTTACTGTGTCAGGCGTCTGTACTGTATCAAAGAATGTAGATACGTCGACAAGGTCAAGCCCGGTGTCAACGTTGACTGCTTTTGCAGGTTTTCCGGTCTTCTCAAACTTATGGGTTGTAGAAATACCTGTAAATGCCAGTTCCTGACCGTTTGCGTCGGTGCCGTCATCTTCAGTTACGTGCGTAGAACCCGGGATGTTGAAACTTCCTTTAAGTCTCCAAACGAGGACCTCTGTTCCGTCTGTCTTCTTAGTACGATAGCCAAGTGCAAAGTACTGGTTTTTTCTCTGGCCTTCTACGAACATTCCAGTTGCCTTATCATAATACTGACCAGTAATATCAGCGAGCACATCCATAGGAATTGCAGAAGTATTGAGAGTGATTTCGTCTGAACCAGTAGAAGAAATTACTACCGCAGGAATATTGTCATAATAATGGGGTTCATTACTAGACTCAGTTTCTCTTGAAATCTCAGACACACCGGCCAGTTCTTTTACTTCTCCGTATGTGATACCTTCAGTGTCATCAGATACAACAGGAGCATACACAGCACCTTCAACACCTCTGTATTCAGTAATTTTCATATCATTTACCTCCTTTTAATATATAAAACGTTTACACCTCTACCATCATGAGTAGGTTCATCGCTGATGACTGAATAACCATCACCTGAAATAATGAACCCCTTCTTTCTCAGCTTTTCAATCGCCTCTCTCAATTTGGAATAGACATACTCTTGGTTACTGCTATAAATATTCACATCGTAGTCGTAAACTATCGCATGTTCTTTATTATCATAATGAGCAGTCCCTTCACTATCATTATTCCAAAATGTGAAGAATGTCGGAGGATAATCTTCATTGTCAGCTAAAGAGCCTTGCAGATGGACAGGAAAACCAAGTTGCTTCAATGTATCTATCAAAATGTCTTCAACTTCCACGATCATCCCTCCATTCTTCTAACGATTTCATCATTAAAAATTTCCCGCATGTCCTTTTGTATTTCAGACATATATCTTTTTTGTTTGTAAATCTTTTTCAGTGCATTATCAGGCGCCATTCTTGGTGTACCGGTTATCAAAAATCCTCCAGCGCCAGGCTTAGAATAATCAAATCCTACTCCTATACTTGCTATCATGCCTTCCCATTCGGTCTTAGGATTTTTTACAATGGACCCTTCTGTGTCACCTTTGGAGTACTTACCGCCGGCGGGAAGATTGGATTTTTGAACTGCATCTACTGTGTCACGCCCAATAGTTTCACCAGCTCGGTCAAGCGCATCTTCAGTAATCTTTTTTACGTCACCGCCCAACTTATCGAGCTTATAAATCAATTCATCAAATCCCTTTAAATCAAGCTTGAGCGTATTTCTTTTTCCCACATTAAGCACCACCCTTAATGCGTCTTATCTTGAATTTGAGATATTGATTTCTCATATTTATATTTTCAGGCTCACCAATTACCTCATAAACGACAGCTGGATTATTTCCAAGTGCTATCCTGCAATCACTTTGAATATCTGGCCTGTACCATGTTTCAATATTTGCCGTATCTTCTACTACTGTTACACCATTGCTTTGACTTTCAGTTCCACCGTACGTCTTAAATGATGCAAATATAACACACTCGCTTGAAGGCTTTGGATATACTTTTTTAGTAGAACCTTTTACTGTTGTAGTAGTCGGTATCAACAAATATAATGGCGTGTCGAATGGATCGCTCGGTTTATAAGCTTTCATCATCTCACCCCTTACAATGACTTGTAATCTGCGGAAGATAAAATAACTTTGTTAGTGGAGTAATTCACATACATTTCCAACCGCTTGTATATAACTGAAGAACCAGACCTGTTTATCCACGCAATAGCAATAGATACGTCTCGATCCTCATTGAAAAGTGTCCACGTTTCTAATGGTGTACAAATACCGCCTGAAAGAGTTGCGTCAGTGTCATCCTCAATGAGGACAGAACCTCTTGTTTTTATGCATCTAGCAATTTCAACCAGTTCTGCCACACTTATGACTGACGTAATATCACTTCCAGTTTGCATCAGCATAATGTCTTCAAGCTTAGATTTCTCAATGAAAATTTTATTGAACAAACTTTTTAAGCTTTGTACTAAATACATCGGAGTTAATGGCAACCCACTCTCAAAAATGCTTTTAAAATTAATCATCCTGCAACCTCGCTTTCAGGCTCTCTGATGAATGCCAACTGAATAACTCTCTGCATGAAATAAGTACTCAATGTAGCATCACCGCTTCCATAATTCCATAAGTCGGCTACACCACGAACGATGACACCAACCGAAGCAGAACTATCAATGATAGTTTGCTTTACACCTGCATCAAGCATATAAGCTTTCACTTCATCAATATAAATGGCAAGTGTATTATCCTGAAATGTTCCAGTGATACCCAATGCGCTTTTCACTTTTTCAAGCAATTCCTTTTCTGCTTCGGTCATTTGTTCACCACCTCATTACGATAACTTACTTGTCACACTGGTGCTTCCACCTTTAAGCGCAAGGTTATTTTCATCCACTTCACAAACATAAATGTTTGTGCTGTCAGCCGCAGTGATTTCAGAAGTTCCATTCCAGCTTGTCCACGTGCTTAAATCTTCATCACGCTTAGGGGCAGTGATAGTACTTTCTGAAATCTTATACTTGAACTTAGGACCATCACTTGCACCGCTCACGGTAATCTTTGTAGTACCTTTAGTAGAACCAGCCACAGAAGATACTGTGAGTACACCAAGAGATGGAGCTACGCTGCCTGTGAAATTCTTTGTAATTTCATCCAACACTTCTGCAATCGTTGTGCCAGTAATATCGGCGGCAGTAGTTGTACCGCCGATAATTTTGGCACACAATCTTTTTAATGCTTGCACATTATTCTGATCGGCCATTGCTTAATCCTCCTTATTTCTTCTTGATGACATAGCATCCTGAAACATCCAGCATCTTACCGTCAACAATAGTCAGACCCTTGTTAATCCATTCATTGGTATCTTCGTCGAAGTATCTCTTCATACCGAACTGGAGATTGGTGTTGATCGCATAATCTGTCGGTACCCAGTACAGACCAACAACATCGCCTGACTCAGCAGTCTCAAAGTCTGCTACAATATCAGGTTCAACCATTGTCACATCACGGCCGTAAAATCTTCCTGCGAGAGAGGTATTGGAGAAGCTGCCGTCAGTTGCTTCTTTGAAAAGCGGTCTGTTGTTCGCATCTTTCATGGTCAACAGGTTAGCTTCTACAGTAGCAGCAGTGAACAGGAATTCACCCTGGGCACGTTTAGAAAGAGGAAGCTTTGCGAACAGTTTCTTTCTCCAAGCCGTCCAATCAGCGAACTCTGCAGCAGTGAACTCAATAACATTGGTTACACGAGGATCCTGCAAAATACCAAGAGGCTGACCAGTACCCGTACCGTTGATAATGACTTTGTCCATGGTTTCAACATAAGCTTCAACCATAATTCTCACAATTTCCTGCTCAAACAGGTCGAGTGTGATAACCTGAGCAAGTAAAGTTTCTGCTACACGGATTTCACCGATATTGTAAGAGAATTCGATATACTCTTTGATTTCTCCAGCTTTCTGCTTTCCAGAAACTGTAGTCTCAGTAATCCAAGAGAATTTTGCTTTCAGCTTAGAAATCGGGAATTTCACACCACCCTTAATATTCAGCTTACGAACCTTGCTGTAAACCTGACCATAAACTTTGCTTACTTCTTTGATAAACTCATTCATGATTGTGGAAGGAATAATCATTCCAAGGTCTGCTGCAACAGTAGTGCCAGAGTCACCACCGGCCCTTGTAATTACGTCCTGAGGAATGGGTGTTCCTCTCTGCACATAATTCATGAATGCCTGCCTGTACTCCAAAGAAGAATAGGGCTCAGCACTTCTCTGCTGAGTATTCTGCTGGAAAGATGCTACCGGAGTAAATCCCTGTCTCTGTGCATTTGCCGGAACCTGAGTCGGATCATCCACGCTCCTCTGCTGGGTATTCTGCTGAGTGGTCTGGCCACTTACCTGCGCCTGCGGATTTGCACCTCTTTCCTCTTCTTCAATAGCTGCAAGTTCTTCCTGCACGTCCTGAATATCTTCATTGAGTTCTGCAACCTGAGTGTTAATGCTTCTCAGTTCATCTACCGTAATGTCAGCGGCCTTTGACCGCTCAACAAGCTGATTTTTCTTATTCTGTAATCTCTGCAATCTTTTTTCGAGAACTTTCTTTCTTCCCATTTTAAATTCCTCCTAAAATTTCAATCTTAAGCCTCAATGCTTCTTTTTCATCAGTCTCCACCGATGTGTGCCCATTACTTCTCGCAGTCTCCACCGCTTGACGAGCATTCTCCAACGCTTCCTTGCTTCTGGCACTTATTTCTGTATCTTCATAAGCCGGGAAAGTAACTGCTGAAACTTCCACCACGCTTGAAATACCTCTTATATGATGGGTCGGATGATCTGAGTCTAAATTCTCCCACTCTTCGTCATCAATGCTGAACATAAATGACATTCCAGTAATATCACCACGACTTACCGCAGAATATAAACTTTTTGCGTCAGCATTATTTTCAACATCCAAATTCACTCTTATCGCCATTCCATCTTTATCGATGGAAAGCTGCATAGTAGAATTAGGCGTATTTTTTCTTGACCTTGCCAAGGGAAGTTTGTTCGTGTCGTGATTTACCAAAAATCTTACGTCGGTAAGGTCTGTTTTATCCAAAGCGCCTCTATGAATGATTTCATCGAAATATCCAAGATTGGTCATAGACTCATAGACAATTGGTCTTCCTGTAATATAGGTGCCGTTATCATCTGACTCAGCTCTTACCTCAAACTGATAGCTTCTATTCTCCAGTTGCGGTCTGGGAGTTATTGTCGTTGTTTTCTTCGCCATCGCTGTTTCCACCTCCATCATCTTTTTTATTATTCTGTTTTTCCTGCTGCCCTGTCTGATACTCCTTCGCGTAATCGACATTAACCCAGTTCAATGATTGCATTCTAACGCCCTCAAGCTCAGGCAACGGACGCATTCCAAATGCCACGCGTTTTTCATTCTCATAAAGTGTACCGGTCGGACCGAGAAGATTAACCATCTGCAACGTCTGGTCAGTACTCATGAAAATTAATTCTTTAGGATATAATTTAATCTTATTCCCGAACGCAATCTCTCTTCTGGTGAATAATGTTTTTGTAAATGCCTGAGAGATAGAAATGATCAACGGCTCTAACGTTTTTTGATAAAAGCTTTCATACTGAGCTGTGGTATAGTCGCCAGTCAAAATGCAAAGCGGAACACCGAAGTTTCTTAAAATCTTTTCGTCGATGAATTTCAATGTCGCCTCATCGACCAGTTTGATTTCTTTTTTAATAGGAATAAATTCAGATTTTAGATCGAGAGGTAAAAATCCGCTTTCTGACTTTTTCAACTTGCTTTCCAGTTCCTTCAGTGCTGCATCAGTTTTACCATCGTCCATTATCGTGTTATATTTCACCACACCATTAATGGCGAAGCTGGATTTCATGGCAGACGATACACCAGTGAGCAAAGTATTGTTTAAATCCAGTGTTTGCAATAATGCATTATGGTCCGGCTGCCCAAGTTTATTTCCTCCCATAAATTCATTGACAGAGTAGTTGTATTTTATGTGAATGATATTGTCATAAGCTATAGTGGTTTCATAGTTATTGGCAAATCTCATCTTCACATATAATCTACCTGCTGCATCTTCGATGAAATCTACTTGTAAAGGCTGAACTGGATATAAACCATCATAATATCTTTTTTCATTTCCATTTTCATCAGTCCATGTGAAATAGGTGGGAATGATAAAGGCATTGTAATTGAAGAACAATGACCATCCGATCTTCTCCAAAAATTCTGAAGTTGTCATTCTATCGTTTGGGAAATCAAGTATGCTCTGAATATTTCCCCTAATAGGGACTGGATCATTATTGTTTTCTCTTACATGCGTAGGCATCAGCTTTTTCAATTCATCAACAATACATTTAACAGCTTGCTGAACAACATCAGAAGCATAAATGTCATTCCCGAACTGAGAAAAAATAGGAGTAAATCCGTTTAACATTTCTGCGTATGAATTATTCTTCGGTGCTGACTTAAACAGCTTGCTCAATAAGCCCATATCACTCACCTCCTTTCACATGACGATTTGCCTTATACTGTGAGTACATAGCCCTCAAATGCTTCCTCAGAAATCAATACAATAGAAGTATCTGTCGTATTGGCCTGAATAATCACTTCTTCGTAAGTAGTTCCGTTTTTCTTCATCACCTTCACAGGATGACGATTTGAAGTGATGGCGTATGTATAATATCCGTCAGCAGCGGCAGTTCCCCAGTTTGCTGCAGTAAATGCAAGTTCGCTTGGAGCTGATAATCCTGCAAGTTTTTCTTTTTCAGCTGTAGTATAGTCATTGGTAGAAAGACCTTTTCCATCAACAACACTTACTTTTCCGCTTAATCCGGCATTCATTGCTTCAACAGTCGCATAACCTGAGAGATCAATAGTTGCACCAAGTGCATCCCAAGCAGTGCCTGTCCACGCGTAGTTCATACCGCCGTTTTCTTCAACGTTCCAAACGTCACCAACGGCATTGTCTGACGTTGGGAGCTCTGCATATGTGGCTTTTGTGCCTTTGTAACTGTATGCGCTTGCAATGTCACTTTTCTTCGCATAAATACTGAGATCAATGCTTGCAAACATATTATACAGTTCCTCAAAATTCGCATTTGCTTTCGACCAAGCACTTTTCACGATTTCACCGAGTTTGATAATCTGTCTTGCCATTTTGCAATCCTCCTTAAAAATAATTTATTAGTCCTGAACCAGCGTTACTCTGTAAATGCCGGGTTCATTCACAAAAAGTTTAAAATCTCCATTTGCCAGGATTTCATATGGAGTAATAGTATTATGCCAATTTTCGTTCTCATCCATCAATAATGCTCTGGCCATATGATATTGTGAACCATAGCCATGAACTGATGAAAGAATAGTAGCTTCATAAAGACCTTCACTATTCAGTGTGAAATTTTCTGCCTCAATCGTTCTTTTTATATATGCCATGATCTACCTCAACATCTGCTTAAACTCAGTTCTATACCTTCTAAACATTTCGTATAAAATGATCAAAGTCACAGAGCCGTCAATTCGTTTACGTAGTTCCATTTTGATGCACAAGCATCTTCCATAATCATCAACTTTAATCCCTGAGTTCTTGAAACACCATCTGTCAATTTCGTTCTCATTATAATTAATAAGTTGATGTTGTAAATCAGCTTCAACGAGCTTCATGGCATTAGAAAGTGTTTGTGCATTTTGAAGAATTAAGATCAAATCTTCATTTTCCTTTGTCCAACCGTAATCGCCCATTCTCTCAATCCAGTCTTTTGAGAACCTTTGATCATATCCGGCTTTCCAAAGTTTGATATTATACTCCTTATACAGTGAGTAAAACCAATCAGCTACTATTGCTAAATCAATGTCATTGCCCTCAGTAATGGTGAGAAGTTTCTTTTCTGCCCATTCTTTATAACGAGCACCTGCATTCCAGTCGTCAGAGTCTTCAAGTTTTGATTGCGGAATAAAATAGTGAGTATGGATGTATTTCACAGGATCATTCTGCTTCATTAATAGAATTTTTGCACAACATAAGTCAGTTGTTTCTGCTAAATCCACAGCCCCAAGACATACACAACCCCTAAAATCTTCAAGGTCATAAACTGCTTCGTATGTATAATCTTCAAGATTGAGCCACGACTCAGCTCCATTCTGCTTGATATTAAAATCTTTCGATAAAACGAAAATTCTATCAGCCTTTGAAGTTTTCGCAATATCGACTTGTTCCTCTAAATACTCCCAACGTTTTACAATTCCAAGCGTTGGGTTAGATTTCATCCAAAGGCGATTATGACGATTACCCTGCCAGACTTCTTGTTCAGAGTCTTGCGTGTATAACCAAGGTAAACACCGCTCAGCAGCAAGTCCATCATCTTCACCTTTAATAATTTTGCGAGCTTTTTTTAACTCATCGTCCAAATATCCGTCGACCACAAAACCCTCAGTGGTAATGTTGATGAATTTAGGATTTTCTTTTAATGACTGTGATTGCTCAATTGATTTCGCAATAATATTTTCTTTCATCTCATGAGTTTCATCGACAACGGCCCAATCAATGTTTCGTCCTTCTTTATTGCGAGTCTTGTCACTCATCTTGAAGACTTTTGAATTGGTATTTTTGTTTAACATGAACCTTTGATTTCGTTTGGTGTCCAAATCATCGGGGTCAATCAAACTTCTCATAGTATCAATCGCATCATACACGAGTGATGCCTGAATATCATCATTGGAACTGCATACAATATCTGCACCTTCATTTCCGACGATCAGTTCACTTAATCCGAGTGCTGAGCATGTTTCACTTTTTGTATTTTTACGTGCAATCAATAAAATGATTTTTTTAAATCTATCATTATGTCCTTCAGACATTTTGAACGAATATACCGTTTCGATAAATGCTTTCTGCCAAAGCATCAGAACCATAGGTTTATTATAAAATGGCGATTTAGTGAGACGTACGCAGTTTTCCATAAAGTCCATACGCAGCATCGCATCATCCGTATCATAGTAATACCTATCATTGTGGAAATCTTCACATAAGTTTTCAAGCTCTTGCCATAATTCTTGACCAACTATAATCTCGCCAGTTTCAATTCTCCCATGATATTCCAACAAAAAAGAATTATCCGGTGTCCATATTTTTTCCTCCTTAATTAACACGGCTTTTCACCCATTTCCTCAGCGGACTTTCTTCATCCGCCATATCAGTTCCAGTTTGCTTGGTTACAATTTTCAAAATATTTGTATACTGTTGCAGCAACTCTTTGTATTGTTTTGCAGCAGGTGTCGCACGTTGCCTTGACTGATCATTAGGATGAACTTGCAAAAATGGCATTTCACGAAGTTTATCCAGTTGATTTTCCAGAAACACCATTTGTTCGATAATAGGAACCATGGCGATTTTATCTTCATCAGTTTTACAAATATACTTTGTCAGCTCTTCTTTTCTTGTCATACCATAAATTTACACTCCATTAAGTATAGAACAAAATCAGTCTTATAGTTCTATTTGTAACTGCGGCGCTAGTATCATTACGTACGTAGATTTTACAAGTTGTTTTGGTAGTACCATTGTTTGAGAATGATAACGGTATACCGCCTAATGCATATGGAATAGCAGCAAGAACTGATGTTACGCCACTATATGTAAATTCTAATTGAACGCTAGAGCCAGCTGCTATGCTACTAACTGTAGTTGATAAGATTTGTATTTTAGGTGTTTTACTATCAGTATAATCTTTGGCATTTTGTAATACTTCAGCATTTGCAGCAACAAGTTCGGCATTAGTCACAGACTTCGACTCACTTTTATCAGCAGAAATTTGATATTCAAAATTTGAAATCTGTTTTACTGACCAGTTATCTGACACATCACTTGGAACATTGATAGTAAAAGTGTCACCAGTGTGTACATCGTCTTTAATATAAAATGTAAATGCTGCCCCAGGTTGTAAAGCCTCAGGTAAAATTTCATATTGAAAACCAGCGGTATTTATTAGTACATTAGATGGCCCTATGACCAAAATTGGATTTAAAGTTAGATCAGCTTTTATCATCAAAATTATTCTATTTGTACCATCATTTATATTGCTGACCAAATTGCAGTTACAATTGTTGATGGCGTCAATTTGAAGTACATTTTTCAATGATAATCACCTCGCATAAACATACGCATAATTTACAATTCATATTTCATAATCATACACACCGCAGTATAATTGGCGTTTTCATCAGCAGCAAAGCCAGATGAACAAGGTATTTTGATACCATTAGTCAATAACGATGGTGTAACAGTTGTATTCATCGGTAAATATGTTGCGCGTGCAACAAGTATCAAAGTATTATATTTTGTATATCCTTCAGGATAAGGTATTAAAATACCCTCTATATCAGCAAGTTCAACACCTGTCACTGTCTTAGTAAGAAATGGAATTTCTTCTTTAGAATACACTTCTTCTTTACATTTATCTTCACAAATGCCATAAACTATTTGATGTGCCATGTCATTTTCTCCTTTATTTTTTCAAATTTTCCGATTTTTTAAAACCGAAAATCTCATTTTTTCCTTTTGTGTGGCCGGAGACAGATCGGAAGA